CAGCCTCCGTATTACTAAGGAAAAAGAGTTTAAAGCCAAGGATGTTTCTGATGGTGGTGATGGCACAACTAAACCTCCTAAGACTGCTGATGAAAAACTTAATGAGGCTGTTACAAAACAATATGAGGTAACGGATAGTTCTGCCAAGTTGCTTGCAGCACAAGAAGAAAATATTATTCGTGCAGCAAAAGAAGCGGCTGAAAGTTCTGAAAGTCCAGCGGCTAAAGATGCTTTAGCCAGAATTACAAAAGAATACAACCGAGGCACTAAGACCAAAGAAGAATACTTGGCTTTCCTTAAGGGTATTCCAAGAATTACTGGCGATGTTGTTACCGATGCGGATATGGCTAAACTTGAAGAAGCATCTAAAGCCGCTAAGGTTGCTAAGGCACAAAGGGATGCGGAACAAGTTGCTGAGTTAGAAAAGAAGTATGGTAAGGGTTATACTACTGAACCTGGCGAAAGCGGTACTATTGTATATAAGCCTGCTTCTGTACCTAAGTCTGAACTTAAGGGTCGCAAGTGGATTCGTGATGCAAGCGGCAAACTTGTCCTTGTTAAAAAGTAATGCCACGCTTTAAGAAACCTGAATCATCTAAGAGAACTGTTCCGTTCCAGCGGGAGGTCCCGCCTCCCTCACCTTCCGCTGGAACACCTACAGGTGTTAACCCTATGAGTGTACTGCAAACATTGGGTGCAGGTAGGTTGGGCAATGTTGAAGGTGGTTTTGGTACTGTTGCTGAATACGCTAAAGGACTGGAAAATGTTGGTTCAAAAAGTGCACTCAAAGACAGGCGTGCCATTTTAGAGAAGTTGCTTGTTGGTTCACCAGAACAAAGTAAAGCCCTTGAAACCGCAAGCCAACCATCATATGGTGGGCGTGACCCTTTATCTGCTTCTTTGGCACCTCTTTTGAATACTATTTCTGGTGCTAAAAATTCTCTTAGTGCGGTTGCCCAAACCCAATTGGGTGAGTTGTTGGGTGCTGGCGGGGCAGCCAGAACATTCAGGGGTGAAGGTTCTATTATTGATGCTGCTGCATTACCATTAAACTTTTGGGGTACCATGCAGGCTGCGGGTTTGGTGGGCAAACTACCTAAAGGAACTATACCTAAGGTGCTTCAGGCTGGTGGAATGTATGGGGCTGGGTCCATTGACCCTAAGACCCGTAAGATGTTGCAAAAGTATATTGGTAGCCCCGTTTCTAAGGGTTGGGACTTACTTAATACACCTATTGCTGATTTTCTCCCATAAGGGAACAAATCTCGTATTATGATGGCAAATAACTCTGTTCCCGCTCATTCCCTGTATGGTCGTCCTGCGTACGACCAAAGGCTTACCCATATTGCTGATGCCCGTATAGCAACAGCCAGCGCCCCTTATGTGGGGCGTGGCGATAAGTGTTCTGGGAACGATGATACCTGTGGAGCCAATAAGGTGCGTGGACAAGAACTGTGTGCGGGGCATTTGAAGCAGGCTAAGAGTCTGGAGCAGGTTGCTGAAGTTATAGAGTCTGGAGAGTAGTATGGCATATCAAACTATGACGGCATCGGATTTGCGTGCTACGGTTCGTGACATTACCGATTTGGATGCTGAAGACCTGCCAGATTCGTTGTTGAACCTGTATCTGCGTGACGGATATTATCGTATTCTTGACTTGGAGAAGCGTTGGTCTTGGTTGGAGAAGTCGTTTACTTTTAATACCGTTGCTGAGCAACGGGCATATAGTATTGTTAACTTTACTACTGACCCTATTAGCCAGATTGTTTCTATTGTTGACGAAACAGGTATTGGTTTGAGTTTGGATATGGTGCCGTTTGATATGGCTGAAACAACTTATGTTGGGTCATATGACACCAGCGGTGACCCACTGTTTTATGCTATTTGGGAAGGTCGGATTCATTTGTTTCCAAAGCCAAACAATGTTCGGTCTTTGAAAGTTCGTGGTTATCGTGAGCCGACTGATTGGGTTGGCGAGGACGATGTTGTTGATGCTGCCGCTAACTTACATTTTGCTTTAGTGTATTATGCTTGCAGCCGCATTTATCAGCGTCTTGAGGACACTGTTATGGCGGCTGAGTATAAGAAGTCGTTTGATGAGGCTGTTGTCCTTGCTGCTAAAAATATTCAGAAGCCATCTAGCCATGCGCATATGCGTTTGTCCGCTGGACAAACAAAGAGTCGTCCAACCTTTGGTGGTTGGATGCAGTCAATGGGAAAGAATTTAGCGAACAATGGCTAAAATTTCTGTTAGGCAGGTTACTGATTTTACTGGTGGTTTGAATTTTCGTGCAGACCAGTTCCAGTTGAAAGACAACGAATCCCCTAAGATGCTTAATGTTGAAATTGACCCAAGAGGTGGTGTGTTCAGCCGTGGCGCATTTAGGTCGTTGAACAGTACTGCGGTTGCTGGTACTTGGACTCCTCATAAGTTGTTTCCTTTTAGTGGTGCTACACCAAATATTATGTTGACGAACGGAACAAAAGTGTTCCGTTCAACTGGTGGAAACTTTACTACTTTGGAGTCGTCTGCTGGCGTGGACCTCACATCACCTAGCCCTCATGGTGCTTGTATGGCACAGTGGGCTGATAAAATGTATATTGCTTGTGGTTCTGCTGGCAATGGTGGTTATGTGTGGCAGACAACTGATACTTATGCTTTTGCTTTAACCGCATCAGGTGTTGCACCTCACGCTTGGCAAACAACTCCTACTAGTTCTGAACGCAAAATGCCTACTGCGGAACACTTAATTGTTCATGCTAACAAGATGTGGGCTGCTAACACAACTGAGGCTGGTACATATTACCCTAATCGTTTGCGTTGGTCGTTGGAAAACGCACCTGAGAACTGGGCTGCGGATGATTACTTTGATATTGTTGGTGGTGGCAATGGTATTACCGCTATGGCTGTTGTTTCTGGGCAGTTGGTTGTGTTTAAACCCAACGCTGTTTATGCCGTGTTTGGTTACGACTCTGATAACTTTCAGGTTGTTGAGTTGACAAACCGTATTGGTTGCCACGACCATCATGCAATGGCGCAGTCAGAAGACGGTGTATATTGGTATAGCCACAACCAAGGGTTGTACTATTATAATGGTTCTAGTATTGAAGATAAGTTTGTAAACCTTAGAAGTGCTATTGATGTTAACCACATTAACCCTGCAGCATCTGAAGCGATTAGTGTGTCTTGGGTTGGTCGGCGTGTATGGGTTTCTGTAGCATACTCCACTGGCGATTTGGCTGTTGTTCCTACAGTGAATTTTGTTCTTGACCCATCTGTTGGTGATGGTGTTTACACCATGTTTTCCACATATGATAACTATGGGCTTATTTCTGGTTGCGACTGGACTGACGCAAACAACATTGATTACCGTCTTATGATTCACCCATCACAGCCCCGTGTTGTGCGTGTTGATTTGTATGACGAAGTTCAAGACAACATTAACGGCACTGCACAAAGTTTCCTGAGTTACTACAGAACTAAATGGCAAGATGGTGGAAACTATGTTGCTAAAAAAATGTGGCGCAGACCAGATTTCATTGTTAAAGAAACATCGTCAACATCAACGATAAGCGTTGATGTTTACCATGATTTTGCTGAAGGAGCCAACCAAGAACGCCGCACATTCAACTTGACTCAAACCCCTGATGCTGGCGCATTGATTTGGGGTTCTGGTTTGTGGGGTTATAACTGGTCGCAAGGTGCCATTAGTTCTATTGTTTTGACTGGTAACAATCTTGGTTTGGCTAGAACGGTTCAAATGGAGTTCACTGGTCCTCCTGCTGAAAAGTGGGGAATTAATAGTATCGGATACAAGTTTCAATCTCGTAGAGTTAAAGGTTAAATATGGCTGCTATAGTTATTCCAAATACATTCGTAAACGCTACTCCTGCTGTTGCGTCTGAAGTTAATGCTAACTTCGCCGTAATTAAAACATATGTTGAGGCACTTGCAGCAGGGACAGGACTGGATGCTGGTTCTGTTACTTTTGCAAAGTTGGCTGCAGATGTCATGGAGAACATTGTTACTAGTGGTGATGCCGCACAAACAGTCCTAGGCGCACAGGTTTTTATTCGGTAATGGCATACAAGATACCTCAATTGTCCGTGCTGAAAAGTGCCGACAAGGATACTTTGCAAAGCATTTTTGTTTCGTTACAGGCTGAGATTGAAAGAATTACTAAAAAGTTAGAAGAACTAGAAAAGAAGACAGCAGTATGAGTGACTTGGCTAGCACATTTTATGGTGACTATGGTATGGCGGAGGCTACTGCACGCCGCCGTAGGTCAAAGGAGTCTGTTGCAAATCAGCAGGCTGCCTCGTTGGGGCAGATGCGTGGCACACGAGGTATCGCTAACTTAACACGAGAGTACACTGAAGGTTTCCGTCCACAGCAGGCTGCTTATGGTAAGCGTGGTTTGGCTGGTCCTAATGTGCAGTCTGGTATTGCCCGTGCTGGTTTGGAACGGTATGCGGCTACTATGCAAGGCAAAATTGGTGAGGCTACACAGGCATTACAGGATGAGTTGAATCGTTTGACGGAAACAGAGTCTAATCAGGTCGCTGACCTTGATGCGTATTTACAGCAGTTGGCTTTGGCTAAACAACAAAATATTTTTAACGCTGCTTCGGCGTTAAAAGAGTATGGTGCGTAAGGAGTAATTATGTCTTTAGAGTGGGACCCAAAAACTAAAACTTGGATTAATGTTGGTGATAAGGGTGAACAGTTTGATTATACCAAAGACCCTGGCTATCAATCTATAACTAAGATTTTGCAACAACAGCAAAAGGATTATCAGGCACACCTTAAGGCTGTTAGCGAAGATGGTGTTGAGTATGACCCATATTTCAATAAGCAGTATGAGAACCAAATTGCTATTGCTGATTCTGTTAACGCCGAGATTAAAGCAAAGTATGATGCTGCCTATGAGCAGTATAAGGGTTCTGTTAATGCAAATGCGGCAGCAGCCAAGAAGGCTGATGCCGACCGTCTTAAGGCTATTGAAACTGCTAGGGCTAGAGCGGCTGGTGAATCAGCCGCAACATTCTTGGAGTCCAGTGCGGCTTCACAGAAGGCTACCGCTGATAAGCGCATAGGTGATTTGTATGGTGGTTTGCAGACTAGCGCTAAGAACCGTTTGGATTTGTTGTTGAAGCAGTTGGAAACTGATACCGCTACAGCGGGTAAGACTATTAGTGATGCTGGTGATGCGTTCACTAAGTCGTTTAAGCCAAGCACGGGTTATACTGCCCCTGTTGCTACTTTGAATGTTGCAGAGAATCCGTTGTTGGCTGCTTTGCAACAGCAGGGTGCGGGGACAGAGGAGGTTCAGGCGGCTACTAATTTGGCGCAACAAACCGCTGGTGCTACTTCTGATTTGCAGAAGTGGGCTATGGGTCAGTTGGGTGTTGGTCAACAGAACTATGAGGCTGGTGTTCAAAACGCTAACGCACAAGCGTTGCAGGCTGCTTTGCAGAATTTGGCTACAAAGAAATTGCAGTCTCAAACTGCTTTCCAATCTGATTACCAAACACAGTTGGATAATATTTCTAAAGAACAAACGGCTGCTCAAAGCACTAGTGATGCTGAGATTCAGAAACTTATTAATGAGGCTGCCAATATCCGTTCTAAGACAATTGCGGAAACTGGTATTACACCTGTTGCTGGTTCCAAGGAAGCCCGTACTCAAGCGGTTGCTACAGCACCGTCACAGTACGCCAACTTTGCTGCTGCTGTTAAGGCTTTGAACCCTAACTTTGATGCGAAGACAGCAGGGAAGACTGCTGAGCAGGCGTTCCCAGAGTTGGCTAAAGCATTTGGTAAGAAAACTAAAAAATAAGAGGGGCATATGTCAATTGCTAAATCACCATTTTCAAAACAGATAGTACAAACCAGAAAACCAACTGGTGCTGGTGTTGACGAGTTTGGTAACGAAATCTGGACGGACGAAAAAGGTAATGTAACTGTAACAAAATACAATAGTACTTTTAGTCCTGTAACCACAACTCCAACATCAACCACAAAAAAGTCTAATGACAAACAGATAACTGATGCTGATGTCAATAAGGCTATGCGTGAGTTGCGCACCAAGGGAAACAAACTTGACAAAATGGTTATGAATAACCCTAATTTGTCTGAGTCTGAAAAGCGTGAATGGGCTGAACAAGTGTTGCGCACACAACTGGGCAAGAACACTAGTGGCAAGTTGCAAGGACTATTAGATTGGGCTATTGTTGAGCCAGCAAAAATGGTTGGTAAACCTTTGCTTAAGGCTTACGATTATGCTGTTGACCCTTGGATTTCTCTTGGTAACGCTTTGGTTACTGAAGGTGGTAAGTATATTGCGGAAGCACAACAAGGCGAAGGTGCCAACTGGGAACGATTCAAAAGGAATATAAATACAAAACGGTATCGTGCTTGGGGTCCAGAGGGTGACTTAACAACTGGTTCAGAGAACTTGGATAAAGGACTATCATTTACTACGGAAGTTTTGTTTGACCCGTTAACATATGTCACCTTGGGTGCCAGTGTTTCGTCCAAGGCTGGACGGCTCGCTTTGGCGAACCGTATGGTTCCATTGACTAACACATATCCAGAACTTAAACCATTGTTGGGCAACATTGCCCGTTACGGTCCAACTGAAATCCCTAAGTATATTCGTGACGCTGAAGGAATTTTCACTGGAGTGAAATGGTTTGGTCAGGAACTGGCGTTCACCGAAGGTTTGGCTAAAGGTTGGCGTTATAGCGGTGGTGCTTTGCGTGCAAACATCGGAGATGTTTTATTAAGTTCCAAAAGTGGTAGAATTTTTGAGGCTATAACAGCACCCAAGAGTATGCGTGGTGCTATTGAGTCTGGCATTTTCCGTCGTGGGGCAATGAACATTGAGAACCCAGAATTCCTCATGGAACTTGGACATAGGTCTGCAAACTTTAATTCAAAGGGTCATTACGACCGTATGGTTAGAGTCGGTCTTGGTGAAGCAGATGAGATGCTTAACGAATATCGTTTGCTTGGTGAGTTGGGTGACCCAACATTTGCCAGCATTGTCCATGCTGTAGAGTCGCCCACCTTGATTGGTGGGCTTAGTCCAGCGGCTCGTGATGTTGCATACAAGTTTAGGAACTGGTCTGATTCCGTTTACAACCGTTTGGCAGAGGCAACAAGACAGTTAGCACGGACAAGAGGGTTGGACATTAACGAGTTGTCCTATTTGGATGACCATGTTCATCACCAGTTAACCCCACAAGGTAGGGAAGAAGTTTTTGGAAAGAAAGGTATGTTGCGCAAAAGCGGAACATTAACCACTCACGACATTATTGAGGGTGCTGGTCCTACACAGTTCCGTAAGTACAAGGCTGGTGAACCATTTGCTGGCGTAACACTTCAGCACGGTACAATCAGTGAAATCAATCAGATTTTTGGTGACGCACTTGTAAAACAAGGTAAACCTAGGGCTAACTTCTTTGAAGATAACTTAGGTATTATTGCAGAGGGTTATGCTGCTAGTATTGCTCGTGCACATGCACGACTTAGGTATGTTGATACCATGTTTAATTATGGTCCAGATGTTATTAAACCATTGTTGATTGATAGTGTTATTCCTGATGCTAAGTTGCTTGACGCTTTAAGAACCGAACTAGGAACATTAACTAAGTTGCGTTCTGCTTTAAGCAGAACTGTTGCTTTGCGCAAACGAGTTGGTCCAGATACCACTAGGATTAGAACTGGTGTTGCCAAAGAGTTGCGTGAAACTGTTGGTCTTGTAACGGAAGCACTTGATGGTGTTTATTTGGCTAAGATGGAAAACAGTGACGAGGCAATTAGAATTGCCGCTGAACTGGAACAACTTATCCTACGCCTTGAGGAAGGTCGTGGTGCGGCTATGAGCCTTAGTGTTCAGGAACGAGGCTATTGGGCTGATGCGCATGTTGGCTTGTTAACTGAAGCACATAAGTTGCGTGAAGCGATTGTTTCTGGATATGGTGACAGGTATCTTGCACGACAGAAAATGGTGCAAATCTATAGCGCAGTGTTTCCTGATTCTGATGTTTCCGAACTCACGGACAAATCACTGGAGTGGATGGCTGAGCGGGTTTCCCGTTCTTTGAATAACGGTGAGGCTATTTCCAACCATGAGATGTCTGCGCTAAAGATGTCTCTTGACGGTGTTGTAGCAGACATTGATGCACTTCCTAAAACTTCTGAAAACATTCAGAAGTTACAGTTCTTGGACGAACGGCGCAACAAGATTTTTGCACAAATGAATGGTCACGAAGAACTTGACATTGTGCGTGAATCAGCATCATATTCCGATAGCGGTATGTTGTTCGGTGCACCACCTGTTGAGGGTGAACCAATTCCGTTCCAAGTGTGGAACTCCAGAATACCTGATGGTGAAGTTGATTTCTACCGTCAAATGCCTGACTCTATTATGCGTCATGCTATTCCAGAAGAAGAACTAATTGACTTCCGAACGGTTGAACATATGGGTTCTTTGGTTGATGACCCAAGCACTCTATATGAGTTTGGTTACGCTTGGGGACGACTAGGTAAACCAGACTTAACATGGAACACTGTTGTTGATGACGCTTTTGAAACTGGTCAAGTTGATGACCTGCTATGGGATGTAAACCCAGAGAAGGCTATGCTTATTGACGGCTTCCTGCAATTCAGGGAAGTAATTGAAGAAGCAGACCGACTGGGTGTTGATATACCAGACAGTCAGGTTAACGCTTTCTTTAACATGATTAAGGACGCTAACTATAATGTTATTGCAGCCAGCGCAGGAGATAATGCTGAGGCTGTATCACGACAGGTAATTAACCAGTTCTTTCAGTCGTTGACTAACACGGCAGAGGAAGAAGGGTTCAGAGGGGTTCTTGTCCCCGCTAGATTGTTATCTGATGATGCTGGTAGTTCCGATTGGTCTGTTCTTGTTCATAAGTCTGCGCCAACCCCAGAGGTTGGCACAGAATACATTGACGAAGTACAGTTTGTCATGGACAACCCGTTCGCAGACAGTATCCTTGATAACACAACCGAAATGTCACGCTTGCAACTTATGGACAACGCTGACAACTTGGCTATGGAAGGGTTGGACATCGAGATTGTTCAGGCTTCTAGGCGTGAACTTGAAGACCAGTTGTTCCGTGGTGAGAAACTTATTGAAGTTAACAAGATTGTTAATGACATTGACGAGGACATGGTTGTTGTTGATGGTGAACGAATCCCTGCGTTCTTGGCTAAAAGTAAATTGGCTAAGATAGAGGACCAAGTTACAGCCGCTTACGATGAAATTGATGATGGTGTTTGGCAAGCCGCTGAAGAACTGTATGGTTTGAGTGGTATTGAGGGTCGCATTAAAGACTTGAATGTTCAGCGTATGATTAACTTTGATAACGCTAAGATTCTACGACAGTGGACTCCAGAGTTGGAAGCGGATTTGGTTAACGAAGTTGCGGCGATGGTGTTGCATTTGCGTAACATACCAGACCAAGGCATTAGCGTTGGTGCTAATGCGGCTTGGGTTCGTCAAGCGGAACAGATGATGTCTAACATTTCACGAATCCAAGACCCTGCTGTTAGCGAAGCGTATGGTCGTGTTGTTAAACTGTTGTTGGCTGACGAGGTTGCTTTGTCTAAGTTGGACCAAGAAATCTATGATAAGTCAATGGAACTGTATTTGACTGAGATGGGTGACCGTGGTGGGCGTTTTGTTTACGATATGGCTGAGGAGGGTTGGTCGTCTATAACACAACTTGGTGTTCAGATGCCAACAGATTTGCTGGAACGCTGGCGACCAGCCTTAAAGAAACTTGAGAATGACGATGAATGGAAAACTTTTATTAAGGCGCTTGGTCGTCAACAGGGTTATTGGAAAAAGTATGTAACTAACACTATGGGCTTTTTGGTTCGTAACGGTTACAGCGGAACTTTCATGAACTATATCAACGGCGTAACTGGTGACCATCTTCTTGAGGGCGCTAAGTGGGCTGGTGTTCAAGGTCCAGTGTTGCGTGGTGAAAAGAACTGGAAAAAGGCTGGCAAGTCTTATTCTGATTGGATGGAGCGGGCGGGTATTGATGTTAATAATCCAGCCGCTGTTGAGGAAGCAAACATGGTTATGGAGATTGTCTATGCTACCAGTCGTGGTGTAAGCACCGATAACGCTATGCCTGTTGTTGACCGTTGGAGAGTGACAAAGTTTCTTGACAAAAATAAATATACCGCCAAGTGGAGACTTGGCGATAACCCTTACCTAAACCTATTTACCACGAAGAATGATTTTGTTGAGCGGGCTTTGCGCATCCCTATGGCGTTGGACTCTGTTCGGCAGGGACATACCTTTGATGAAGCGGTAGCACGCATTAGTCAGGTTCACTTTGACTATGGTGACCTGTCTAAAGTTGATGAGGCTGCTAAGGCTGTTATACCGTTTTGGATTTGGACTAGTCGCAATATCCCGTTGCAAATCAGCCAGATTATGACACGACCTAAGGGATACTATCAGTATGAGAAGTTGCAAAACAATTTCCCTGTTGCTATAGATGACCCTAATACACCTGAGGACGAGGGTATGGTTGTTCCTAAGTGGATTAACGATTACCGTCCGTTGCAGGTTGGTTTGGGTTCGGTGTTGCGACCTGACTTACCGCATCAGCGTATGCGTAACCAACTTGAGGGTTTGTTGACTCCAAAGGTGGCTGGTAACTTAACCCCACTTTTGCGTGTACCTATTGAGTTGTTTTGGGCTAAGCGTCAACTTGGTTTAGATGTTGGTCCTTTTAAGGAAAGGGCTGAAACTCGTGGTTACGAGAAGTATGTTGCACAACTTTTAAAAACTTTGAAACAGTATCAATGGATTGACCGTGACCCAAAGACTGGTGAATGGTTGATGCACGCTGGTATTAGTTATGCTATTGAGCAGGCGGTTGTGCCGTTGCAACAGGTTAATCGTTTGACTGGTGGCTGGACTGGCGGTAAAGCGAACCTTAACGAACGCTGGCTATCAAGTGTCCTTAACTGGTTTGGTATCCCTTATCAGGGTATTGGTCCTCAGCAGGAACAAAGCGAACTTATTAGACGGAGTTTTGGGTTGAAAGATTTAACCGAGGAACTTGAAAAGAAAATACGGATTGAAAAAGATTATCCGTCCACGCCGTAAATGGCTTCTTCTAGGAGACTTATAATCTTTCCATACTCCTGCATACACAGGTAATGCGCTTCCGCATTACCGTCCTGTGACAACTCCCACAAGTCTATTAGTTCCTTGGCAGCAAGGACAGATATGATGAACTCCATAACGAAACCATCTTCGTTGTCGGATACTATCTCGGTGAAGATGCCTTCCAGTTCATAAACATCATCGGGGTCAAAGCCTTCACTTGACATGTTTCCCCTTTTGGTCTTCCAACCACTTAACAGATACTGCTATGTCTTCTACACGCCTTATGGCGGTCTTGGGTGCACCAGCCTTTTTAAGTTCGTGGTGCAGGCATGATAGTTGTTCGTTGAGTTTGATTAGGTTTAGTTTTTTTTCCATGTTACTTTGCTAGTTTTAGTCTGAACGATTCCTCGTGAAGCATGGTTGCAATCATGGCATAACCCACAATGTCAATATAGGAGTCCAGCAATGATTCATTGGTTGGTTCACCTGTTTTCTTGAGGTTTTCTATGCGGGCAATTTTGTCACACACACGAATAGCAACACCAACAATACCGAAGTTGGTGATGTTATTATGCCCATAGTCGTGTTGCTTTTTGCATAACAGTGTCACCATTTCTTCATGGTTGTAGTTATGTTCGGTCTTTAAGATTTTGATTGCGTTGGCACCAGCGTGCTGTATAACCATTGTCGCTAGGTGTGCATCGTCACGGTGATGACGGCTGTTCTCCGACATTGACTTAATCCACTTACTAATATACTTCTCCACTGATTCAAATGGTTTCTTCTCTGGAACTAGTTGGTCAGCCATTTTCTCTAGTCTAATACCAGCCGCATCAGCGGCTTGATTAAATGTTTTATGAAAATGTTTTCTCATCTTATTCTCCCAAGTCGTATTTGTTGTTTAATATTTCCATAATTTGCGGGTTGTTCTTTATTGCGTCACCAAACTTTTCTAAAGCGGATTGAGTTTTACGCCAAGCATGGGACTTCGCTTTGATACCTAGTTCTTGTGCGGCTTCTTGGAATGTTTTGCGTTCATAGTAAATCAAGTGTAGCATCTGTTGGTCAACGGTGTCCATTGACTCCATAACATCAGCCATAAGTTCGGACAACTCTAAGGATTCTTTATCAGGGTTTTCATACACTAAAGGTTGCATAAGCCACTCTATGTCCTCGTCAACTTCCATGTAATGTTTTGGTGAGGGTTGGTCAGGAAAATCGTTAAACGATTTCGGTGCGTTCCACTTATTCATCATACGCCTTATTAATCATCATGTCCATTACATCTTCTGGTTCCAATAGGATTCCCGCTGTCGGGTTACCTGACTGGACAGCGAATTTTTTATAGTTCTTGCGATTAAAGCGGTCGCCATGCGCCGCCAAATATCTTTTAATACGGTCAACGGAAACAATAACAAACGAACCATCAAGCGTATAAACATATACCCACCACTTCGCTTTCGTAACTGCAAGCCCACTGGGTTTCCATAACGGTTTTCCATTCTCATCCTTCTTTAATCTAGGGTTTTGTTCCATCTCCAACACCATGCGACCATTGCGGTAGCGGTCTGTCTTAACCTCAAACGCACCTTCGCTAATGGTGTCCAAGAAGTCCTCAACTAAACCTTCACCTTTCTTGCCAAACTTTAAGTCTGTTTGCCAGTCAAACCTGCGTTGGGGAATGTCGTAGTCAGAGTTGTTTGGGTTCATTTTTTTATTGCTACTATCGTCACTACTTGTTTGTCGTCTAGCCATGCTTTACCATTAAGTCCGTCCATTAGTAGTTTTACATAGTTGTCCAAGTCACCACGCAACTTGCTTGGTTTCATGGTTTTGCTGGATACTGGATTAACCGTAAAGCGTGTGCCTTCTGGTGAGAACTCACAAGTTAATACAACAAGCCCGTCATAACACTCCCCTGTCCACGCTGCGTTAATGATTGCTTCAGCGTCTAAGGTTGTTTTGGGTGTGAAGACACGCCCTCGGCGTGTCATTCTAGGACGACCCTTAGGTGTTGGTTTGATTGGAACAAACACACCATTAGAAACTTGAGCCATTTTAGTTTTATTTCGGTTACCCTGATTAATGGTTTTTCGTGCCTGCTTAACGCTGGCGTTCTTTATTTCTACTGTACCGTCAGCCCTAGTTATCTTAATTGGTCCAGCCTTGGTGACTGGTGTTCTCTTTTTTCTAGTTGCCATTAGATTGCTTTGGCTTGGACAAAGGTGTGGAATGGTGCGCCTGAACCGCTGTCAAATTTGGCGCTAACGGCAACAGCCTTGAGCAAGGTTTGTTTGGCGTAGGGGATAGTGATTTTCTTTTTTGCTGTTAACACTTCTAATGCACCTAAGCCAAAATGACCGCCTGAACCTATAGCGTATATGCCGTTAGCATCTACCTCAGTGCCATAGTCCGTGTCTATTTGGAAAATGGTTCCATTAGCCAACACTAGGATATCGTTAGAGGATTCCGCTGGTCGGTCATCATACTGTGGGCGACCTAATCCGTTTTCTTCTAGGACTGTGCGTAACGCTGGTATAAATTGGCTTACCATAAACTTAGCGAGTTTTGCGCCGCTTAGTTTTACGGGTAACGCTGGGGGGGCAAACATATGTTGTATAATGTTTGCACCCCTCGTGTCGCCAGCGATACCGATAAGGTATCTGCCAACTGTCACAACTTTGGATTGCGCCATTTTGCCGACACGACCATATTCATCTGTCCACTGGGAGTCTGAACATATGGCAGCGAAATTGTCACCTTGGATTGCTAAGATTGTTGTCACATTTTTCTCCAATTACGATAGTTGTATGCGTTAACAGAACCGTAAACTAATGCCCCAATAATGAAACCGTACTGCTTCGTTGCTATGGCAAATAGAAACCATAAGCATTCGTTCGTAAAGGCTAACGCCCACCCAAGTTCTTTTCTTTTTCCTATAAGTATTAATGCTGTTACTCCTATTAGTGATAAAATGTATGGCATCATGAATGTACCCTTACTACTAGTTTGTCTATTTCTAGGTCACCATCGTGGCGCAAATGATATTTGCCCCACCGCTGGTCTGCTGTGCGTAAAACGATTTTGGTTTGACTAGGGTTAAGCCCACTGCGAACAGTCTCGTAACCTAGTTTGGCTAAGGTTGATGAACGGTCTTTGCCTGCGAGTGGACCGTCACGCCATATAACCTTGCCGAGTGGGGATAGTATTTCCATAGCCTCGTCAAGCGTAGCGTCATATGCTACAACGCCAACGACTACCTGCTTGACTGGTGGCTGATACATGCTGGAGATGTGGGCTATGGTTTCTGCTGGCACACGGCTGGCATTAGCAGATGTAACGAAATCCATGAATGGCATAGGTGGGTGAGGCATGTGGTATGTAGCGTGTTGTCGCTCAATGATACGCTGACGGTCTGTGTATGCGTCCTCTAGTATTCCAGCATATGGTAAGCGCACATAGTTGCCGTATGAACCTTTGGCTAGTGTGGTTTGTTTTGGATTGACCTCGGTTGTTGGAACCTCGGCAACATGACATGCAACAATAAGCATCTGTCGCATATCTACAGCAAGGACAGGACGGTTAGCAAATACCCACACATGGTAACCTTTTGACCTTGAGCGTTCTATCCATGATTGTACGCCTGCTTCCATTAGCGCATCATAGAGTTTGGTGGCATGGTCTAGTGAGTCTGTGGTGTCAAAGTCCACGCAACCCCAACCGACATAACATATACCGTCACGGGGTACGACAGGGTAGATACCGATTGGCGCTTTACCGTTAAAGTGGTTTTGTAGCACAGCGCCGTCTAGCCGTGACTTTACACAACCACCCTCGTTGGAACCGTAAACATCATCACGACCTGCAAATAGTTTTACGAACGGCTCAAGCGCATAATCTTCTATCACCAATCCTCCAATGCGTCTGTTATTGTTAGTTGTTCTGCTGGTTTGTCCACGCTAGGTTGGACATCTTTCCACGGTAACACACCCGTTTCCAACCTATGCAAACGACCAGTACCATACTCAATGCTGAAGTCCATATCGTCAAGCAACTGCGAAGCAGGACGCTTGCACTTAACAAGGTTTAATGTAACCGTGTCCATATGAATACGCAGGTCATATTGCAGGGACTCAATCTTTTCTATAATGCGTTCCGTGTTGGTAGCCCTGTCAAGTTTCTCTTGCAGGTCACGGATATGTCCCTCAATCTCAAAGCGCTTACGGCGTACACCAATGATGTGTGTAGCCTGTTGCTCACCACCATAAGCACCCGAACTAATGGTTTGTTTCTTACCGTCAGCACCCGAAGTGCGTGAGGCTTGATGCAAAACCAACAGCGGTACATTGTGGCGTTTACCAAACGCCTTAATACTGTTAGCCTTAGACGGCACATCTTCACCGCCACCAGTAATCAAATCTAAATAGTCCACAACGATTAACTGTGGGTCACCCATAACTGTTTCTATTTCCGCTAACGCCCGTTCCATGTCTATGAGTGATACGGTCTGGTCAAACACAGCCAGATTAGGGAAGTATTCGTTGGCGGTTTCACGCAACAAGTTAATGCTGGCACTATTGCCACCAGCAATCTGTTGCTCAAACTCGTTGGCATCTAGTCCGTGGGTTACACAAGCCAACTTAATAAGAGTTAATGTGCGTGGCTCGTCGGGACAGAAATAAACTACACGCTTATCACGATTAGCAACAAGGATTTGTAGCAACGCCAATGTCTTACCGCTATGTGAATAGCCGTTAATGAGACAC